ACTAAAATTCTCACCCCACCATTTCACACCATTTATCATGCGGATTTCCAACCCAACATCAGGATTCCCCTGTGGGACTGCTTCCATAATCTGACCAGACGCTAACAAACGGACATCATTATCATACCCAGCATACAACTGCATTAAATTCTTTTTCTTTAACCAAGTCGCAGCACTCGTTGACAAAAATTCCAAATCCTCACGACTTAAATTATAGACGGTCAAATTCGTGGTCATAGGCGTTCCTGCCTCACTGAATATCTTGACCCCAAATCTGATATTTACCCCATCTATCTTCTTTTGATTGGACAATAATGCCACATCACTGCCATGTTGTTCTGGGAATGAAATATATGCCCTACGCTGACGCATTTCTGATTCCCTCCACTTCATCTGGTGTCAAAAACAACAACCGCTGGCTGACCCCCAGACGGTCATAAGACGGATAATTATTTTCCAAACACTCAAAATAAAACTTCCCATTCACACTGATATAATCATACACATTCACCCAATTATTCGGCGTGCATAACTGATTATAAAACAACAATTCGCCATCTGCCCAACACGACATATACAACAAACCCTGTATAGAACGCAGGGCAATACGATAATCCACATTATTCAGCGACACAGAAAATACTTGATTAGGAATCTGTTTTAACGGAACTACATACATCACTTACCCCCTAACAATACATTTTCTACGGCATTGGCTACCCTACGCCCATTATCGCTGGTATCTGAATCATCTGGATTTGCCACCATATCAGCGGAAAATTCCCGCAAAACATTTTCAGGACTGACCTCAATTATTTCCCGCAACGACAATGTAATCACAGGGCGGTCAATTTCTTCCATTTTCAATTCAAACGGCATTTCCGCAATAACCATATTCTTTATCATCCCGAACTTGGTCTTTAACATTATCTTTTGCTTTTTCACATAATAATCATAAATCTGCTGATAAACTCGGGTGTATAACGCTGTCGGCATTACAATACGAACCTCGGCTGTTATCGGCTTGATTATCGCTGCGTCAGTTATCACAGAACCATCCTCAATCGGATGTTCCGCAATATCACTTGAAATACTGACCTTACCATCCAAATAAGATACCCCATAGGCATTAAAACCATTTATATCCGACAGGTATGGCAATTCAATCCCTGTAAATAATTCTTCCAACCCATTCTTTTGAACCAGATAACCAACAACCTCTTCCACATTGGCAGATACCAAACCCATAAAATCCGCCCCAGAACGCAACGCTTCACCCACAGGCAACTTATAATCATCATCCTGCTTATACAACACCACAGACCGCTGTTCCAAGGTTGAACCAACGACATTCTGCATTAAAACCAACGGATTCTTAAAAATACTAGCCATTATCTAACACCCCCTATCGCTGGTCTTATTCCACCGACTGCCGATACATCCCCATCACCTGTTATGCTGGCACTACCATTCTTTGTTGGGTCAACAACCAGATTTGCGGTAATACTGCTACCATTTGTTGGCTTTATGAACGGATAACGAATATCATCAATAACCGCACCAGATTTTATCCATGTATCCACAATGTTATCCAATTCATACCCCAGATAATCCGCCATCGCTTTCATCATAGGGTCAGCATAATTGATATCACTCAAATACCAAGGATTATCCTTTGTCGGGGTAAATATTTCCCAATCCCCAACCCTAATCGGTTTCGGTTGATTTTCCCTATCACGCAACGAATCCTTAAAATCACCCCATCTTGACCAGATTGTCCCCTCATCACCAAAAAATACATCAAACAATCCTTTCAAGATAAAAATCAACTTGGAAAACGCATCTCGTATTTCTGGCCATACACGGTCAACCCAATCACGCAACTGTTCTACCCATTTACGCAACATTTCCCCCAAATCATGTTTCTTGGCAAAATCCGAAAAGTTTTGGACTAACGGTTTCGCAAAATCATTTATCAACTGGGTCATAACGGACATTAGTTGTTTCATCAAATCATCCCACGCCCTTTTCAAATCCTTTTGGGCAATATCTAATTCAATCGCATTTTGTAAATTTTTATCATCATCGGTCAGGACAATCTTTTCCATACCCGCATTTATCAATTCTTGCCACCTGTCAGAACGCAATAACTGATACATAGCGTCATTGATACCGAAAGCATTTTTAATCGCCTGCTCATCCAAAAAAGACGCATTAGCGAACCCTCTGTGCAACGCCTCCATAAATGCCACACGATTCTGCTGTTCGGTCTTATCATAATCATATTCGGTGGTGAACCCGAATTTAGCCATCTGCTTGACCCAATCCTCATTATATTCAGCCCATTTCATTTTACCTAGGGCTTCATTCATCCCCACAGTAAAATCAAATGCCGCATTGACACCACCACCACGGAACTGTTCTGTGGCTATCCCCAATCCTTCTAACCACTTCGGGTCAACCCCAGCAATATCCGCCATATTATAAACATCAATGATTTCACCCTTGACATCAAATATAGAACGAATAATTGCCCGCAAACCAATAAAGGACGCTGTCAACGCCCCAATGGACTTTATCCATCCACCAATATTATCAAAAAAACCCTTACCACCATCATCGGCTTTTTTCATATCTTCATGCAAATCTTGAACGGCGGTCTGAATATCACCCAGACCTTCCTTTAATTCCGCCAAACCTTTTGAGGTAAATTCAACAACAAAATTTGCTATTTCTTGATTCATTTCTTTGACCTTTTAGCCGATTCCAATTCCCGCCATTCATTGAACTTCGGGATTACAAACGCCTCATACATATCCATAGCGTCCTCCATTGAATATATCGTTTTTAATTCATGGAGGGTCGCTATCCTGTTGGCAATCAAAAGACCTATCACAGGGTGGATATTCTGATACCCTTTTCTACTCACGCTGGTATCAGATTCCATTCGGTTTAGGAATTTGAGGGAGCGTCTTTCCTTAAAAAACCTAAATTCGCCCCCACAACCTCGGTCTGTAAGGTCATCAACGATTTTGGACTTTCAAAATGCTGATTGATTATTTCCTTATTATCCAACGCCACCCTGCGACCATCACCCAATTCAACATACACATAACGCAACAAAACATACAGGCATTCCTGCATTTGAACCACATCCATATCCTTGAAATATTTGGAATACTTCAACGCTGCGTCAAAAGCAACTGTTGCTGGGGCTCTGGTAATCACCACCTTTTTATCTTCCAAGGTGATAATCTTTTCTTTTTCAAATTTTTCCATTGTTCACTCCTATTTAACCAACGAACTAATTTATGTTATTTTCAAACACCAGACGGAATGTGCGGGTCTTGGCACGACCATTGGCAGAATAATCTTGGATTGGCTTACCAGCGATAATATAGCCATTGGTCAACACATCCACCTTTCCATTCGGATGTTCAATCGTCAAAGTAATCAAATCTTTACTTGATACCTTATTCTTCTGGGTCAGATTCAACTTAAACAGATTTTCCATGTTATTACAGTCATCAGTCCCCGGTATCAAATTGATATCAACTTGACAAGGAACGGCTGTCCGCCAAACAACCATATCACCATTTACACCCATCGCATGCGACATAATGGTCATATCTGGAATATTCAATGAATCACCATCATCCGCAAACTGCGTCATTGTAAAACCAACTGGATAACTTGGGACTGCACGCAAAGTCGCTTTTATCCCCATAGCCGAAATATCTACTGACATCTTTACTTCCTTTTTTCTGTGGGGGCTTTTACACCCCCTGTTATTAAATCAAAATATCTCTACCATCAATAAAGTTGATACTGTCGCCCTTGCCATATACCAACAGGTAAGAAATCTTATATTTCTGAACCCCATCTTCTTGATATTCAACAATGTCAGCACTCAACCAATAACCAGCAGATTGAACTGACATCCATGCGTCAGTATTACCAGTGATTTCGGTGATAGTCGCTTTTTGGGTGCTATTCAAGGTCTTGCCAATCTGGATAACCCCATTGTATTTCGCCAATTCAATGGTATCCGCCATCACATTCATCACCAACGATTTCCCTGTCTGGCTGGCTGGCAACGAATCCAGACCCAAACGCAGATTCAACAGATTGGTAAAGAAATTATCCTTTAACCACGCTTCATTGGCAAATACACCCATGGAACTGATAGAACCCTGTAAAACACCATTCTGATAAAACGCCACTTGGCGACCTGCCTGCTGGGTTGCACCATAATAATTCACTTTGATAGCGTCATACTTATCAGCGGTAGCCATATCATCCACAGACGGCTCAACACCCGCAAATTGCTGATACATCATATCAATGCCAGCATTTGGTCTTGTATAATCAATCGCAGCAATCGCAGCCATCGGCATAAATCCAGCGTGCTGATTATAAATATCCAAGGTCAACGCCACACCATCCAAATCCTTTACCAACGCCTGTGTTGATTCCGCATTTGTAGGATTGACTGTATGCGAGAACATATAACGGACATTTTGTGAATCAACCCATTGTGCCAAAGCAACCACATCACCAGTCCCCAACGAATCCAAGAACGCAAACGAGAAGAAATTATTGCTGATTTCTT